AATAATCGTCTCCTGTGTTTTTTCTATAATCCCTGATGCAATGTATGACTCTTCTGCAGAAGTTGTAGAGAGATTTTGATCATTGTCTGCATCATTTATTAACTTGAAGTTTTTTGTTCCCGTTTCAAATTTGGGATAATTTGCATTCTTTGGATCCGGAATAAAGAAACTACCCATCAAAGTGGATGACAAATCTGAGATAAGTCTAACATTTGTAATAGTTGCTTGAGCACCACTTTCTCTTCCTGTTAATACCATATCCAAACCTACCCATCCAAAATATTCTCCTTGAACCTCATTAGAGAGTGAGAACGTATCAACATTCATTATTGAGGATGTTGATGAATATGTAGAAGGTAATGCATTATTTGTATATGGATTCTCTCGGAAAACTTTAGTTGGAGAATTATATGGGCCCTCTTTATGATTCAGTTGCGCAACCCTGAATGATATTCTAGGAGATGTGCTGTTAGTGTCTTCATCTAAACCGGTTCTTTGTAAGACTCCTTCTACAAGTTCTCCAACATCAAATACTCCACTAGTCATTGAGATTTCCAAAAGTTTTGGAACGCAGAATTTAGATACATCAACTCCATCAAAGAATGCATACACTCTTGTGAGTGGTTTAAGTCTCTTTGATGCAAACTGTACGTTTCTGGATCTCATATAAGGAACAATATCCCTACTTACAACTTTTTCACCAACAACAGTTTCTTCAAAGTCTTCGACCACAGTTGTTTGTAATCCTGTATTTGTACTTGTCCCGCTTTCTACAGTTAAGTTTAGTTCTTCTTGAATTGTTGTAGTGCTCGTTCTTTCTATAAGTTGTCTACCTCTCCAGAAAGTGCTGGCAGGTGAGACATCAAATCTTGTTCTTGTATCTGGTCTTGTCCGTGTTTTTCCGGTCCAATTCTCTTTCCACCCATCCCATATTGCAGGAGCAAATCCTGTTTGTGGATCTACATTTAAAGTCCTGACAGCATTAGCGAGAGTTTCAGCATAATTTCCCTCTTTCCTTATAATTTTGGCATCAATTTTTACTGGATCAATCCAATTATCAGAAGCTGGAGTTAAGTCAATAGTGCCTTGCCAGAAATTCATCAAGAAAGGAGTAACACTCTCGCTTCTAGTGGCAAAAGGTTGTTTCAACCACTCTAATTCAGAATAATTCAGTGTTAGTATATTATTATTTTTTCTTACATTGTTTCCTTCTACTCCAGAGAATAATAAATCTTGAGATGGATCAGTATTAGCAACTGGACCATCAATTAAATCTATGGAATCTGTGAAATGGTTTGGTCTCAACTCGTTAAGAGTTCTATCAATACTATTCTTCATTCCCAAGGAAATTTCTTGAGTTTTAAAAGAACTAAAATTGTCAACAAAAAATCCCGTTTTCAGTCTATTAGCACCCTCAGAATCTGGAATATACATGTTTGCAGTATTTGTCTCAAGAATAGAGAGAGCTGTATGGAATTCCAGATTTTTTATTCTTCTCTCTAACGCACGTATGTCTGACATACGATATCTCTTGTATTCTAAGAATTCTATTGATGCTTGTTGTGGATTATATAAGTATGGAGGTAATTCTATAGTAGCTACTTCCAAAGCATCATCAATATTAATTGGTCTTTCTGGTTTTTCGGAAGGTGTTCCATAAACAACCTGAAATTTTCCTCCTTTTGTTAAGAAAATCCTATCTATTCTTCCTAAAAAATAAGAATAGTCTATTAAAAGAGTTTCATTGGATGCTAATATATTTGAAGAAGAATTCCCAGATTGTGAAAAAGATCTTCCTAAGAATTCGAGAGGAGATCTCTTTCCTTCCTCGACTTCATAATTTGATGTTCTGGGTCGAATATCTATTATGTCCGAGTTGGGAATGGAATCTATAGATCTAATTTCTTTTGAATAATCAAAAGAATCATATGAATTTACAGTAGTTACATCTCCATCATCGTCAGAGGAATGAAAAGCACTAGTAAAGTATACTTTTACTTTCTTTGATGGTTCTTTAAAATCAGATTTTCTCTTCACATAACCATAGTTATAAAAAGATTTTTGTTGTCCAGTACTAAAACTAAATTCTGAAGATATTTCAAAACTTGGAGATTCTAGATTTATTGCTACTCCATTTGCAAGAGATTCTTGGAAATTTATAGTCTCTCCCTCAATAAATTTAATATCGTTTTTATATACAAATGATATTATAGAATCAGATATTTTCTCGACATATACCGCCACAGCTCCGCTTGTTTGTCCGATAAGAATTTCTCCCAGCAACAAATCGTTGGTTGTTGTCGAAAATGTATCTAAGGAGGATAAATCCATTCTAGGAGAGGATGGGTCTTCAATCCCAGAAGACTCAAATATACCATGAATATCAATAATGTCTGGAACATTTAATGATAATATTTCATCTTGAACTCTAGTTCCAAACGGATAATCTCCATATTGTAGACCGTCATTTAAAGTTACCTCTCCTGTCCCGGATGCAGAATACTTTGATTTATCAATTAGAACAGAATTAACTCTGTTCTTACGTTTTACCTTGGATTTTGGTTTTGATTTTCTTAGTGTTGTTATTAATGTAGCCCCAACATCATCCGCACTTAAATTTGAAATTTGAAAAGTTTTTAGATCGTTACTAAATGTAAATTTATCTGATGTTAAAATTTCTGTTGACCCGTCTGACCTCATTAATGAATATCTTCTAGATGTAAATGGCAAAAAGATTTCATTATCTCCAGAAGTTGGTATGGTCGTAGATGATATTTCCTGTCCTACAATATCTATAGTATATACCTTTCGTATTGTTATAGATGCTTCTGATAAGTTTGTAGTAGATATATTGTCTTTGCCAAGTCTAGTAAACAAAGTATTATCACTAGATTCGCTAAGTTTTGTTTTGAGAATTCTTAAATCCGTGATATTTAAATCCTCAGTTGGAAGTTGTCCGTTAACAATTCCAGTGACTGTAGTTACTCCAACAACTGATACTGTGTTATTGTTGATAGAAACTATCTTTGATACAATTGGATCTTGTGAGACAGACAAATCACTATATTGCAGAAGATTTCCCACACTTACTTTATTTGAAAATGTTGGATCAGAACTTGTGATAGTACTGACTCCATTATTAATATCTGAAACTGCAGCAACACCATTTGTACCACCAGACTGAGTAATTTCTAATTGATCTCCAACAATATATCCAAGTCCAGCACCATCAGTTGCAACAACAACATCAGATATAGCACCAGTAACAGAATCAATTGTGAAAGTTGCATCTCCCCCACCACCAGTGATTGTGATAGTATCTCCAACGGTATACCCAGTACCAGCAGTATTGATTGTTAAACTGTCAATAACACCACCTGTGGAAGTAAAGTCAACTGTTAGGTTAGAACCTGTACCACCCGTAGTAGCGACATTAGTTCCAGTAGCGCCGTAAGCTGAGCCACCGGATGTGATGGTAGTTGTGGCGGGTGCGCCTATAGAAACTGTAATATCTACCGTAGCACCTGTCCCACTACCACCTGACGTTAATAATCCAGTTCCAGATGTATATCCAGATCCAGAGTCACTAACTGTTAGTGCAGAAACTCCACCAGAAAATTGAGATACAGTAGCTGTTCCAACATCAGAAGATACTGATTGAATTGCATCGGCACTAAAAGTGTTGATGCCAACAACACCGTCCGTAGTTCCATATAGAGACTTTACATCAGAAATTTTATTTTTCACTATGTCGGTGATTATTCTCCCATTTTCTATACCGTCGAAAATTAACGATTCATTTTTGATGAAAGATCCAGATACTTGATATATTGTTAAGATATCTGAATTAGTAACAGAATCCTTAAGGAACGCTGTAGCACCACTATTTTTTCCTTTAATAAATGTTGGAGCACTTAAAGTAATTGGTTGATTTAATGTTAATGTAGTAAAGATCTGCACATCATATAATGATATTCCCCAAATATTCGAATTAGAGTTTGATAATTCATATGCTCCAGATTCTAACCTAAAATCATAAACTCTAGCTAGACCTACCTCTTCTCCAGGAGCTCCATCATGATCCACATCTTCACCAACTCTACTATTTCTTAGACTGATTGCATAATCATTTCCCAGTCCAACGGTAGGTGATCGAAATACTCTATTTAATTTAAGAGTGGTTCCTGTATTGTAAAATAAAGATTGTCCTTCGACAACTTTTTCTGATCTTGGTTTTGGAGCATCCAAGAAAACTGGAGATCTAACATCAATCTCATATCCACGAACAAATGCTTTTCCTGGAGAAATTTTATATACACCAAGATCGTCTGCGGGAGTTCCTCCACTGGGAGTAAATTGATTAGAATTAAAAATTCCATCACTACCAACATTATCATTTAAAGAATTTAGATATGTTACACCAAAAGGTTTAACATAATAATCTCCAGATTCTGCATATGTTCTTCTTGCTAAAGTATCGGAAACATCTTTGGCTCTAAATCCTCCGTTGCCAGAAGAAATTGCTCCACCAATAATTTTTTTTGTCTTTAAAACACCATTATTTACAGTAGCTAACTCTATAAAATTGGTATCATCAAAATCATCTAACTGTTTTTTAGTTAGACTTACTGAAATCTTTAATCTATCCGCACCGGGAGCAGAATAATTATTATATCCTTGAGAATTGTCATTTAGTGATTCATCGGAATCTGATGTAACAATCTCCTCATTAATAAACAAACCTACTCTATAACTAGGTGTATTTGAATATTGATCCAGTATTAAAGTTTCTTTATCGACTGTTACAAAACTTCCTCGAATAAAATAGACTCCAGCATCGATACTAAATGAAGATCCAGTAGCAGCACTAGAATCAGAAATTGTCGATGCAAATGGAGATCCGGCTTGAATAGTTGTATTTCCGAGAAGTCCAGAACTAATTAATTGATTTGATACTAAGGATTCCCCATTGCTAAAAATTTGAGTGGAGTTATTTTGTGTACTTGATCCAAGATAATTTACATATAAAGTCAAACTTCCTCTTTCAGAATCTTCCGGAAACAAAACATAATCAACGTAAGCAGTCACCCCAGAAGATTGTCCTGTAATTTTTGATCCAATCAATTGATCTGCATAGGCAGATACTGGAACTCCTTGATAAGAATTGTTGAGTTGTACGCACTGATAAAGTCTAGAATATCCTGTATTTCCTGGTATTACTTTATCACCATCTTTAAAGAAGTGCTGACCAAACTTCTCAATCTGATCCTGCAGTATTGATTGTAGAGTCGTTAACTCTCTTGCCTGAATTGGATATCCCGGTTTAAATAAGACCTTGTGATAATCATTGGCAGAATCAAAGTCATCAAAATAAGGGGATACGTTAAGATTAGTTTGCTGTGGCATAATTCTTTAGAACTGCAAAATGATTTTTATGTCTTCTTTCTGATTCGAAGATCTTGTAATAGATGGTCTATTATCAACGTAAATAATATTTCCTGCGTGCTTCTTCACTTCTGGATTGGATAAACCGTTAAAAAATTCCTGACCAAGATAATATGTTCTATTATTTATTACCGTAGATATACCAGAAAATGAATTATCTATTTGTAGATTTGATCCGGATGATGGAATAATTGTCAAGTCGCCACCAGCTCCTGGAGCAGATGTAAATTCATTAATCTCAAATCCATATTGTGGATTTGTAATTCCTATTCCAGTGCTGTTAAATCCAGCAATAGTTCTATCTTGCCAATACTTTAATACTCCGGTTACTTGGTCATAGTTAATAACTCTACCAACTGCTGTGGTTCCTGCAGAAATAGTTTGACTCACAAAAGAATCTGGAGTAAAAGTTGCAGAACTATATCCAGCACCAACCAATCTTAGTGCAAATGTGGCACTGGCCTTATCCAATGATAACAGAGTAGAATCTGTTGATTGGGGATTTTCTATTAATCCAACTCTAGCAATTTGGTTTCCAGTTATAAAGTCTGGATTAGATATATCATTTTCTATTCTGGAGTAAAGCAATACGTTATATGATCCCAATTCGTTGTAAATATTTGATCCATGACCACCTTTTGGAGAAATGATGACATCAAATGTTGGTTTTACTGTACCAAAAGAAATCCCTGAAGCATCTAAATCTACAGTTCCATAAGTATAACCAAATCCTTGATTTGACACACTTATAGATTCAACTTTTCTATCGTTATTTGTTACAATAGTGCATTCAGCACCTACACCATCTCCAGAAATAGGAATTCCTGTGTACTGTGTTCCACCAATTGGGCCAACAGAATCTCCCCTATTTGCTATAGTTATAACTTTTATAGATCCATCAACTGCATTGTTTCTTACATCAGAGTTTTCAGAACTAGTTTCCCAATCTTCTGGAACAGGAATAAAATCTGTAGATTCGAATTTTACAATATCACTCGGTTTTATGGTATACAAATACTTCCAAATGTATCCATCACCGCTACTGCCCGCAGATCTTGGTTCCAAATCCGTAAATGTTGGTTCGTCCAGAGATGGTCTTCCTGTAGGGTTATCTGGATCTGTTCCATTTTGCAGACAAATATATACTCTATAATCACTATTTAAAATATAATACGATGCAGAATATAAACTGGTTGAACCAGAAATCTTTGCAGTATTTGTTCTACTATAATCATGACGATACATGTCATAAGTGGTACCGGAAGACCATAGTCTTCTAGAAACCACTCTTCTCACATCCGAAGAGTTTATTTTTTTGAGAGCGATCATTGTATCCCAATAATTATTCTCTTCATCAAAGTTATCCTTTGGTGAAGGTGGGTCTACATCCCAATTAGATTGGTAATTTGTTGGGTTTGGTAATCCAACAAAAGAGTAATATGAATTACCAGAAGACCTAACTTCATTTACAAAGTTTTTTGCATTTAATATTCTAATCTGATCGGTTACGATTGCAGCCATTGCACACAGTTTTTTTATCTATTTATCACACTACTAAACAATATAATTCTTATACTTTAATTGTTTAGTTCTCTGAAGAACGGTGTTTACTGGATATGAAGATATTCCAGATCGTCCATCAAGAGTAACCTTTCCCCAACTAAACCCACCAAAATAATTTGAGGTATCAACTCCAATATATTCGTGGTTAAATTCATCAACATTTACAAATATTCTCTTGCAAAGAGACACTCCAATACCTACTCCAGAGGAATCAACTCCTGTTGGTCTTTCTATTAACTCTGTAGAGTGTACTACGTAAATATTGTCAATATATGTAGTTCCTATGGAGACTATATTGCCACTCAAATCTAGTGACTTTATAGTCGTACTTGCATGACCAACATTAGTATCATTAACTATGAAATAGTCACCAGTATTCAAAGAACTTATGGTGATTGCGGTTCCAACTAGAGCAGAGTCTCTTAGTGGGGAATCAATAGGTATATGAAGATCAAATATTAATTGAGTTGATCCAATTCCAATAGATGTTGTTCCAAATCCAACTATAACTCCAGAATCTCCCTCATAATAATTAACATTATTTGTCTCTACTTTAGTTTCTATCTGAGATATTAATGTGACTTTATTTTGGAAATCGAGGGAAGTGTCATTCTCATTTTTTCCATCAAAGGAAGGCCTAATCCGATCGCAATATATTGTTGTAGAACCAATACCTACAGGTTTTACAGTATATGCAATTGGGTTAATAATCGGTTCATAAATTTCCCTATCCTTTCCAACTTCTTGACCATCAATAATCTTATCCTCAGTTTGACGACACCAATCAACTGGTCTTAGTAAGTTCTCGTCACCAGTATTTCCTGGACCAAAGTATAAGTTTGTATTTACGAGATTTGTTGATTCTATAGAATTAACAGTCCTTAAATCTTCATCTAAAAACTTAGATTGTCCTATTGAAGAATCGTTATTGACTGTTAATGTATCTCCGGGCTTCACAGTCTCAAGTATTTCTCTATCAATAACATCTGCTCCACCCGTACCCTTATAGAAAATAATCTTTACACTATCTCCAACTTTGAGTGCTTCAGTAAAGGTTAGAACACTACCGCCAGTAAAGATGTATCCTTCTCCAGGAACTTGCAATATTTCATTGACAAAAACGAGAAGAACATCTTGAACATTAATTTTAGACCCCTTAGAAGCTATGATAGAAACTATGTTTCCAGAGAGAGATAGTGGGAAAGATATTCTTTCTCCGTCTATAAATCTTTCAATACTATCCAAAACTTCTAAGGTTCCCAAAGACCATCCAGTAAATTTATCAGTAAAGGTCTTATCTATTGTAACTTTAAACTCTTGGAATGAAGAAGTAGTTGGAATTCCCGATTGCCCGCCAAATGGAACAGTCAAAACTTCCCCAACATTATATCCATATCCAGTATTTTTTACTTCAAAATCAACAATACTTGATCCTTGTCCAACAACAATATCAACAGTTGCTCTTGTTCCTATTCCAGATGATGGACTAGAGTCACTAAAGATTAGTGGAATATTTTCATATGAAAGGGGATCATCAAAAACGACAATAGGGGGATTGGTATAAGTGTATCCAATTCCTGGATTTGTAATTGACACACTTGAAATATGTCCATCACTTATAGAGGCTGAACCAATAATATGAGTAAAATCATAATCTGAGGTCTTAACTCCAACATTGACGGTTTGAATGCCCGATCTATATCCAGAACCACTATTTCCAATACTTATCGATTCAATTGTTCCTCCAATAGAAACAATAGCAGTTCCTCCTGCAGATACTAAAGGTTGATATCCAAACCCATTGGCTGATCCAACCGATACTATAATACCCCCTTTAGGGAAACTTGATATTCCAACATCGTTAGTTATACTTTGGGGATTTCCTGTGAATGTAAGAGTAGTTATTCCCACACTCTCAGATAAAACATAATCGCTACTTTGTCCCGGACCTTGGAAGACATCATTGACCAAAATAATAGCATTTTCATTAGAAATTCCACTTACATCAGTTCCGTTTGATTTGAGTACAAATTCATTATTTGTTCCATTAAAATCTTGAGATATATCGTCAAAAACATAGTTCTTGTAGTAAGTTTCATTTGAAGTATTTGGAATACCAGATCTTAAGAATACTCTTGCATGGAAACTGGATCCTGTTGATATTCCAGTCCAATCTCTTTCGTCTGGACTATTTGTTTCTCCACCCAAAGGAATATTTCCTGACGGAGCTTCAATGAAGGTAAGGACATTATCCACAATATTATAATCCCCAGTAACTTTGGTTACTAGTTCTCCAGAAGGATAATTGCCAACAGATGTTCCAAGCCAAGATCTACGAACTCTGAGTCTATTCGTGACACCAATACCAATGCCTTCGATAAGCATAATTTCATTACCAACTCTCACCAAGTCTCCCCCAAAGAATGATGTAATTCCAGTGAATTCTATTAAATCATCAGTAGTTGTAACATCATCCAATAAGGTTGTTGTTAGTGCAACAGAGACAACTGGAGATTGTATAATATTATCAATAGAAACTATTACCTTAGAATTTTGATTTGTCGATACAAATCTATGTTCTGTTCCTATACCAACGCTAACAATATCCAAGGTATCTGGAATACTTTTCAGAGCATTTTGAGCACTGGACGCCAATTTAATCTTATTGTCGCTGATGTTGACAACAAATAGTTCTCCAGGCAGTTTATCTGTAAGTCCTATTCCAACAAAATTTTCGGTCGAGATTCCGATAGATTCAGTCGATCCCACTCCCGTGTTGTAATATTTTATAGATTCTCCAGAAACAAAGAAATGGTTTGGTATTATAATGGTATCCTCATCTACATCAACAATAGATGGATCATTGCCTTCAAATACTTTTTCAAAAATTGGGTCATTTTTGTATGTCAAGCTAAAAGATCGTTTAATATCTTTTTCGTTTCCTTCATAAAGTCCAAAACCAGTTTCTATTGATCCATTATTAAAATCAATTTGATCTTTTGCATCGTCTTCATTCCTGAGTGCATTCATGTATACATTTACATTTACATCAATACCAGGTAATGGTGTAAATAAAACTTGAGTAGTTGCTGCGGTTCCAACTTGAGATTTAACTACTCTTGAACCAATCGTTCCTAAACCAGAGAGGGTCGTAACCTCACCAAATTCGGTATCATAAGTTTCATAACCAGAAATTGTTGGTTGATAGTCGTCCACGACAACAAACTCTGAGAATTGATACTCATTATTTGTAGAATCGTGAGCTTGAATCATAAAATATCCAACATCGTAAGTACCATCACATGGATACTCTGATATTACGGTCTCCTCCGGCAATATAGAAGATGGAATTGATGTTACTCTAGATTCTATTCTAGAGTGCTTCATATCCACCGATTCAGATTGATCTGAAGTTGAGTTTGCAAGTCCTACAGTAATTGTATTAATTGCCCCAGTAGATCCTACGCCAACGGCATTTGGGATGAAATCTACATTCAAACTTGATCCACTTAAGTACGCAAAGTAAGTGCCAAATCCCGATGTTGCATATGGTCCAGAACTTGTGGTTAGTTGTCCATATTCAAGCATAGAAACCTCGTTTCCGTTATGTGCAATATTGAGTTGTGTGAATTCAAACTCATTACCCTGATACGAATCTGCTGTTAATTGAACAAGAACTTTTGCTGAGTTATATCCACTATCAATACCGACAATAGTTGATGAGTGTCCATAAGAAATAGCAATACTACTGGTGTCTATAATGGATTGCCCAATAACAGTGGTTCCTGCACCAAGTAAGTTGTCATCCAAATTATATGACACATTAGTAATGTCATAATCATTAATGGAGAATTTTGTTGGGAAGAATTGAACCTGACCATCTGTACCAGAAATAGTAAAATCAAAAAATCCTTGATCGTAAGATGTGCCAACTCTTCCATATTGATTCATATATCCAAATGATCTATCATGAATGAGATCAACAATCATCAACTGCCGCTGTTGTGTAAATCTTCTGTCTTTGACATACGTGATGTATTTGATTGCTCTCTTATCCCTAACGTCAAAGTTGTCAATAATACTAAAGGTTGTTGGTCTTGGTTTACTATTGAAGGTACTGCTTACATCATCAACTGAAAGAACTCTGTTTCCGACAGATTCTGAAAAGTCTGTAATAATTCTATTTGCAAAGATAATTTCGTTTGATATTGTATTTGAATTTATAACCAATGAGTTTTCCTTCACCAAGTCAAAATCATAAACACAATTTAAATTGGCAATTCCTATTAAATCATTAATAGTGTCATATGATGTTAAATCTGTGGAAAGTCCAACAACTAAAGAAGTTTTATTGTCTGGTGAAGATTCTAGTTGATAATCTGAGAATTTCTTATAACCAACACTATGGTTTAATAATGAAACCGGATCATTCCAAGTATCATAATCAACTCTGGATTTTAAGGAATATGAAAACTTCTGATAATAATCACCATCTTGAATTCTTTGAGTATTTTCATTCAAAAATCCAGATTTTACTTGCAGACCATCAACTACAGTTGAAGTACTTTTTAAATTAAAATATGAATCTGGATATTCTATATTCTTTGCAATGCCTTGAGTTTTTGATGTCACACCTTCAATAATTTCCCCAACAACAAAGTTTTCTTTTGATGAAATCCTCAAAATGCCAGTTTTGGGGTCCCATCCATTTACAATTCCAGTTGCCGAATCTGATCTTACGGACTCATCAGTAAAATATTGATTATTTCTCAATAATACATTGAAGGTGGGAAAATGTTTCTGGGGTATAATTCTTCCTACAGAATTAATATCATCAAATGATCCTGGGGTATCATTAATTCCCTCAAAGAATTCTGACATACTATAAGTTACTGTCCCTATACCACCAATATTCTCGTCTGTAGAAGTAATGGTAAACAACTGGTAATTATAATTTTCTGAATTATATCCCCTTTCGGTAGAGCCAACACCAATACTAACATTTTCAATTAGAACCTTATCATTTATTTTAAATGGGAAGGAATTTGTATCACTGAATCCTGATGATAATGTTACTGTTACATCTTTATTACTCGAATTGTATGATAATGAGTTAATTCCTACGCCATTACTATTTTTTGTTGGAATTATTGTTGGAATTAAGTTGCTTATTCCGTTAGTGTTTTTAAGAATTGATACTTCAGAATCTCCCAAAGAATACTTAAGATCCAAATCCGATACTACAGTGTTTGTCCTACTATCCACAACAACAAGATCGGGTGAACTAATATATCCCTTTCCAACAGAAGATATTCCTATAGATTCTATAGAATACAACGGATCAATTTTAACTATCTGAGGCATCATTACAGATGGACTCAATGTTTTATCTGACGGGAAGTTATATCCAATATTATCAATAGATATCTTCTTAATCTTACCAATTGTTTGACTAGAAGCTTCAACAACAGCATTAATTCCAAATGATGAAGTTATTGTAGATATACCCGGTAAAGAACTGTAATTTCCCCCAGAATTTTTTATATCTACTTCCTTTATCGGACCATAAGTATTTGTACATGTTGTTGTATATGAAATATTCGATATTGAGGATGCATAAGATACCTTTTCAGGAGTTTTGTCAATGGTATATGTAAATTCTGTTGGGGATTTAAGAGAGACTGTATATTGACCACTATATTCGCTAGATGCTGATTTTATTTCCGACCCAGAAATAACTTCTAAGTCTACAATAACACTTTTCTTTTCTTCTGGAATATTACTTTCAAATACTGGATCCAATTTATAATAAAGAGTATCTGGAATTTCATCATTAACTGTCAAAATAACTTTGGCATCCGTAGTAACTCCTGTAGATCCTATCTTTTCAATATTAAATGATGTTCCACCTTTTACTTTACTCCATTTGTTTGTAAAATTGTTATCGGAATATAAATTAAACTCAAAAGCAGAATATAATGTCGAAAGACTTGAATATGATAATGAATTGTCTGATAGATCAAAAATTACTCTGGAATTCTTATATACTTTTATTTGTGGGTTTATTGGGTTGATTGATCCAGAAGATGCTTCTAATATTTTAACTGCTGGTGGAGTAATATCCTTAGAATCTTCATAGCTGGACGCTAATTTGAAAATATTATCGTCTATAGATATGATATAATAAATTCCGTTATTTTCAAGACCTTGCGATGGAGATGTTGAGGTATATATTACCTTTTCTCCAGTAGAAAATCCATGATTTTCTATCGTTATGCTATCATTAGTTGTGTTCACTCCCACAGAAGAAAACTCTTTGGGATTTATAATAACTCTTCTGTTGTAATCATTATACTTAACGGAGAATGTTGTTGATATTGATGGATTAACATTAACAAAAACATCATGTCCACTCATCAATCCATGTGTCTGAGCAGTCGATACTGTAACGATATTTCTTGTGATTTTTCCAGTATTAACCTTATAATTTGTAGAGAAACTATGATAAACTCCTGTTCCAATTCCAGAGAAATATAAAGTTCTAGAATCTCTATGAGTCTCTGCAATACCAACAAAATTGCCAGAGGTACTGAGACCAACTCTAACTGTAGAAATACCAATCAAATCATCATTTATCTTTGCAACAAAAACCTCTTGTTGATCTAAAAGGGATATTGGAGAAGAGGGATTTCCTTCTTCAGCAACTACTATTGGACTTCCATTGTTTGGAGAATATGTCAATATATCTCCGGTCTTAAGATTATGATCCTTTATGTATACTGATTTTGTTGGTATAAAGATTTCTGTAATTCCTGTTCCTGGATTCGAGAAGAATATTGTGCTTCCTACACCAACTCCAGATGTTGTACCCAAAGCAACGGATTCACTTGGATCGAAATACAACTCTTTATTGAGTTTATAGTCAACCCCCTCGTTTGATTTTGATTTTATGATTATTTTTTTAGAAACTTCTAAAAGTTCTTCGAATGGTGGATGTGAAGGTCCAATAGTTCCACCAATAGATCTCAAGACCCTTATTCTCGACAGTTTCCTATCAATGTTTAAGACCTTCACTTTTTCTGATCCAATACTAAGAATATCATTTTCTCTTATATTTGGATATGTCAAATCTCCAGAAACATTAAAATATGTCACCAACCCAGTTGATGTTGATGATTGAATTCCAGACACATCTGTTCCCAATCCAACTACAAATAAAACATTATTTTTTACATTTGCTTTATATGAACCCTCAATTTTAGTTGTTGTTGTAGATATCCCAGAAATTGTAATAATATCTTGATTTTCAAATTCATGTGGATTTGGGGCATATAATACATACTCTCCCCGTACTGATGATGGATATATTTCAACATCTCCAATGCTACTTGTGGCTACACTGATATTGTTTACTTGTTTTCCGCCAACCATTGAGACCTTGGCAGATACTCTATTTCCAGAGATACTTCTATCCTCAAACGAGATTGAATCGCCAATTTGATAAAGATCTCCTGCACTAGTAACTCCTACAGAATCTATACCTCCATTAGATACAAAATTTATAGTTGATTTTTGTGATAGATTTTGAGGTATATACAGATACTCGTATTTAATATCATCTTCAATCAGATTATATGGATTTATAACTCTACACCAATTTTCATCATTTATATCAATATCATCTTGATTCGATTTACCCTGAAAATTAAAATCTATTGGATTATCATTATAATTATTTCCAATTAAGTATGGGAAGCTGGGTCTTCTATACTTTGCAAATGGTCCTGAAGAATCTACGGCACTGTCATTAATCGTTGCAAAATATGCGTATATTCCCTCAGGAAAATCGGGAGTAACACAAAATCTCCCGTTATTTTCATCAAGAATATCTTCATTTGCAACATACTGATAAGAATAGTCTTCTACAAAAAATCCTTCTGGGAATAAAGATACTGGTGGTCTTGACTCTTTTAAATCAATACTATATCCAGATTTCATTTGGAGTACAATTCCACCAGATTTTGTTGCAAATCCATATGGACCATAAATCGGATTTCCATCATACGCCCACCCAATAATTGGTGAGTGATCTGATGACCTTACTTCTAAACTATTAACACGTTTTAAGTCTTTTTTGCCATATAAAATTTTTCCATCCTGATCAACAGAGAAAACAGATTCTCTTAATTTTCTGGGAGCATATATGTGAGAGTATTGGAGCCCAAGATTTTTATTTAATCCCTCAGTAATGTAACCATCGTCATCAGATACTCTTGAAAAGTTTTTCTCAAAGAGATTTATCCTCCAAGATTGAAGTATTGGTTTAAAACTTGCCCCTTGGCCGGAAGATACGATGTCTATAAACGTCTCTTGATCATATCCAAATCCACCAGAATTTATCTTTATAGATGACAATTTACCATCAACTATGATGGGGACTAAAACAGCACCAATACCACTACCAATAATATTTAAATCTGGTGAGTGAGTGTAATTTCTACCAGAATTTAGTATTATAACTTGTACTATACTTCCATTTCTTATAACTGGTTTGACTTGAGCCCCATATCCAAATCCCAATCTTATTTCTGGGGGTCGTTCAAAGTTTATGACTTCAGACGATCCATATCCAACTCCACCGTTCGATAAGTATAATGATGTCACTTCTCCACGGAAAATTGGTTCAATTTTAGCTTCAAAAGTTTCATTACCAATAGAGGATATTCCAACCTTTCCAATTAAATTTACTGAAATATCTTGATAATTGAAAATATGTGTTCCTATACCAGAACTTGTTATATTTTCATATTGACCAGTTTTATAAAAATAATCTTCCCCTTTCGATCCCAACTCGGTGTTTATTCTTGATAACTTGAATGAATCTTTGTCTATTTTTGTCAGATAATACTCAGCATCAACGGATAGACCCCCAACAGGATTTCCCTCACAAGTGTATTTGACTATTTCTCCTGTATCATAGTCGTGATTTTTAATATTAACAATATCCAATGAAGTATTGATTCCTACAGGTCCTATAGATCTTTTTTTATTTTGATAGTTAGATCCTGAAGAAACTACATTGATGGATTCGACTATTGACTTTTTATTAAACGACCTTAACTCATGAACCCCTGTACCATATGAAAGTAAAGATATTGTGCTAATTCCCGAGATAGAATCTGATAAGTTTCTATGAAGTTTTACGGATAAATTGTCTTGAACCGACACAAAATATGATTCGTTGGGAATCAGTCCCCCAATAGCATCTTGATTATTTGTAGTGTAAATTACTTTCTCAGAGTTTCTAAATTTGTGGTGTGTGCCGAACTCAATAGTAGAGATTGAAGTGCCTATACCAACTTGAGATTGTGAATCAAATAATGCTGAGTGATTAATCAACTTCATATTGGCAAAGGCTTTTGCGCCCGAACCATTTCCTCCATTTATGTTTATTTTCGGGATCTCTTCATAGTCAAAACCAGAATCTAAAATTCTAATTTCCCTCAGAGAACCTGATAAGGAAACAAATCCCTCAGCACCCACCCCTACAGGGTCTTCTACCACCACTGGAGGAGGACTAATAACATCATAGTCAAATCCTGGCGATAAAATATCAACCATATCAATCTTCCCATAATTAATAAAATCGTTGGATTTATAATTTAATATTTCCACACCATTAATTAAAATACCAGTAAACCCTGGGTTCGTATTTAATACAGACCCGTTGTTTGTTGATTTTGAGATTTTTCTGAATATTTTTTGTGATTCTAAAGTCTTTGACTTTAATTTAAATGGTTTTATACTATTATTGATTACAGTTAGCGGAGAATCTATAGATATGAATTCTGATTTATAGATATTTGTCCTACTCCTAGAAAGTTTTATTGTTGTTGAAGAAACTCTCTTTACAAAATATAATCCCTCACCACCAGAATCTTCGTTAAAAAGTGATGAAGAAATCGTAGTATTTGTTACTTCCTGACCATCATCATCGGTTGTTGTGGTTATTATTTTTTCTGGGATGTAGTAAACAGCATCTCCCGTATAGAATCCATGATCCCTTCCTGAAGAAATTTCTAACTCTTCACCAAAAAATCTACCAGAAAATGTAACAGATCTATCTGAAGTTTCTATCGGTTGAGATTCATAGTGTGGAATAGATGGTGACGCAATAATATATTCATCTCTATCAATTTTTGATTGATATACATTTTGTACGTTTGTTGTATAAAAAGATGATTCTGGAAAAAAGTTAGATGATAATCTTAATAAGTTTCTCTTGAATGTATATTTTTTAAGTAGTGAAAGATTTCCTTGCCCTTTAATAACAATCGATTTGGACGATGGAATATCAATAATAGATGAAGATTTTGATATTCCATCATTAGAAGTAATTGTCCCAACGTCTCCTAATTTAAAGTAGTGGTCTACGTTCAGATTAACTCTGTATGTATTGTCGGAGCTATCTACAAGAATGATATTGTTTACCTTGTATATTGGCGACACATTGTAAAACCAATTTTTCGCCAATGGACCATCAATTGATGCTCCAAGTGTTTTTATCTGAGCAACATCTCCACTTTCATAATATCTGGAATTATCTGAGAAGTTTATCTCGTTTAAAACAGAATTGATCCTAACTCTAATCTCTTGATCGTCAAATGATGCATAGGCAAATGTGTTTATTCCGACTACAGATTTATCTAAAATAGTTCCAGATACGTTTGTACAGTTAAAAAATTGATTCAAAGATTTTGATGTATATGAAACTATTCCAATAGACTCATCATCATATGTTAAGTATAGTTCACCGGGACAATCAAACCCAACAGTAGAATCAACGGTTATAACAGTTGATCCAGAAGATACACGATCGATTACTTGAGTCTTTGGATATACCGAAAACTCACCATATATCGCACCTCTAACGCCAATGTCTCTATTATACCCAGCATCCAACTTAAGGTTGTAATAAGTTTCTCCAATACCAACTCGTATCTCCTCAACATCCGTAATAGGAGCATATGCATAGTTTATGTTTTTTCCATAACTACCCTGATATAAAGTTCTATTTTTTAAATCATTTGGATTGCCATCTATAGGCTCAACGATAAGATTGTCTGTTACTTTATATTGGGCGTTCGATGGAGTCGTTAAAAACTCTGATGGTCTAATAATCTTTACGTCTTCATTATATAATGCCTTAAATAAAATCTCAAAACCCCTGTCAGTTCCTTTACTCAGGTAAAAATCTTTTGCATTCTTGATAAAAACATTTTCATTTAGGTTTTCAGCAAATTGTCTATTTTCTAATCCTGGAATAAGTTGTATTTTTGTTTTTGACAAAAATTCCTTAAGAAAAAGGCAACTTAAATTTATAATTTCTGTTCCAGACTCATGTGAAGAAGCTTCAGTGGACCTGAATACAAGTTCTTCCGGATTTATCTCTCCTCTATATGATTCTATGCCACTAAATCCTCTAATACACCCAGTAAACGAAAAATCAGTTTTTCCAGTGTATGTTATGATCTCATCTCCAATTTTTAAGAGACCATATGAATCTGGAAACTGATTTGTTCCGGTATATGACTCTGTAGCATCTACCGTGATGACCGTATCATCAAAATCAATTCCAGATGCTAATTTTGCAGAATATGACAGATTTGTAATGTTATCAAGTTTGACATATTTGTCAATATTTTGAATTAAATCAATAGGTGCTCCTTGATATTCCTGAGCAATATAATACTGCTTCAAAAACTCCGATATTAGAGGAAAATCGTTCCTAACATAGGTTGGTAATTGATTTTGAACAATATTATTGAATTGGATTCTTTTTTCTGACATATTCTTTATCTATCCGTCTTTAATATGATGATCCGGAAGATCTCGATCCGGGATTTGTGGTTCTATTAGAAATTGATTGATTTGTTGGTGGCACATCTCCTCCCCGAGTACTTGTGTTAGTTATATTAGATCTTCCACCAGATCTAACAAGATTTCCATCCGGATAACTTGAAGATACGATATAACTGGAGGCAGATGGGTCTAATCCTGAAGAAATATCGTCAACAATAGTTTCAAAATTGCTGTTATTAATATCTAGTTGCAAATAAAGGTCCTGTAATCCAACAACATCGTTGGATTTTGGAGAAACTGATATTTCAACAATAGTTTGACCATCTTTTATCTTTCCAGATACTATATTAATTGGATTTATTGTTATGACGCCTCTTACGTAATCAATTCTACCAATATTTCTTCTTATGATAGTCGGATTTTGGGAATTTTCTGTCGGTAAGGTGAAAAGAAACAAAGATCCAGTTCTTCGATCAAAATTTGGAAGGTCTGATATATAAACATCCTCTGCAAATCCATTAATTCTAAAAGCAGACGTTTTAATATTAAATCCTTCCGAAAATTTAACATAAAATTCGTTACCAAAACCAATTGAGTACTCTGCAATAGTATTAAGAGCAACTCTAAGGTCTCTTCTGATGTTTACGGTCGTAATATTTGATGTTATTGACTCATGACTGTCATCTATTATCTTTAGAAACTTACTATATTTTAATCTTGCTCCATATTTGTTCAATTCTGTCGATTCTGCGTACTTATTTGCATTATTTTGGACAATACTTGAGACATAAGATGGATTTGGAGCTAAATTTGAGTTATAATAGACTTTCGAGTCGATCTCAACATAAAGATACTTCAAATCTAAGATTTCTGGAACAATTCCAGCAACTGCATACTTCTTCAATTTGAGTTTTATGTTTTCTTTTGCCAAATTTGATAGAAAATCGCCCGTTCTTGGTTTTATGCTTATAAAAACCTTACCATATTGTGGCGGAACTACCTCTTCTCCACCAAAAACAGAAATTGATTCTGTTTCTGGGTAAATTTTTGATGGAATTAGGGTTTCGTAGTCATCAGAAGTGACAGCTCTGTTCTGAGTTGCATATATTTTGGGCGCAAATTTACGAATTGACTCTACACTTTCAATATTTTGTCCTCCAGAGGATGGCGAAACGGTAGTTACAAGAGAAATTCCTGTAGTTACTGTATATTCCACTCCATTTCTATTATATGAGAGTCTTCCAGAGAAAGAAAACTGATTAACACCATTAGAAGAGTCTCCATTTGATGAAATATAATCAATTGTTATGAAATTACTCTCTTCTAAAGCATGTCCAAAGATACCATCACCAAAGAAAATCTCATATCTCTCATCTTCAATTTCTTGTAGGAAGAAAATTTTAGAATCTGAACCAATTTCTAGTAAATTGTCCTTCAAGGTGTACTTAACTCTAGATGTAGACTGCTCATTACTCTTGACTGTGACATTAATGAGGTCAGTATCGATACCAGAATTGGGTAAAATAAATCTTTGATTGGGATTTCTTGATGTAAAGGTGAAATTTGATGTTAAAAGAATCCCCTCATGAACGATCACATCATCAAAAGAGGCGATTCCATCGAAAACTGGTACTGTTATATCTTCTGTTATTGAAAAAACAAAGGAACCTCCTCCAAATTTTGATGCTGAGGTAACAATTGGACCCCTCTTAAGAGTAATAGATGCTGGAGGAGGGGAAATATTGGTAGTATCGACGAAAAAACTGATAACAGCACCTGAAGATTTTCTAGATCTCGGTAAATATCCTATATTTTTTGCTAAAGACACGACATTTTCTCTTAATGTCGCACTATCAATGAAAACTTCATTTGCAACCATGTTGCCATTATATGAAGTGATGTACGTATTGTAGGCTAATACATCAAGAATTGACGAAAGATTCGATCCGTCAAAATCATAATCGGTAAAATTGGAGTTAGATTTTAAGTAATCTCTTAGAGATGTTTTAACCTGATCAAAATCTAGGTTAGAAAAGTTGACTAGTGGCATTTTTTACCGAGTTGGTTGCAATACAAATTGTAATTCTTGTGATGGAACATCAGCTCCTATTATTTCATATATAATTGTCACATTAAATGCGTTATTGTCAAAGTCTGGAGATACTTTAACATCAATTAAATCAACTCTTGGTTCGAAATTAATTATTGATTGTTTAATTTCGTCTTTAATTCTGAGTGCAGAAATATCATCAATGTTCTCAAAAAGAACACCATAAAGTTGAGATCCAAAATCAGGATTAAAAAACTTTTCTCCAGGGAAAGTAAACACAATATTTCGAATAGATCTAGATATAGCACTTTCATTTTTGAGGGCAATCAAATCCCCATTCAGAGGGTTACTCTGAAACGACATGCTTATGTCTTTAAAACCTTGACTTACCCTTTCTAGAGGCATGAAATATTATTATTCTGACTTATTTATCTTACTTTTTTCAACTTTTTTTGACTTCCCCAAATGTCTATCACTTGCAAGTTCTGTAATTAGTGTCATGCCAGACTTGATAAAATCTTTACTCTTGTCTACAGGCGAGTTAGCCATGAAATTTTCCTCTGATTTGAACAAATCAGAACTTTTTTAGGGGTTCTATCCCAGGAAACTATTTATTTTCTCTTTCTTTCGAAGTCTTCCAAAAATATTCTTCTTCATCTCCCATTCCAAGACGATCATATCCACGCTCAACTTGATAATATTGTGTAGAAACTTTAAAGTCTGGCATCTTTGGTTTCTCTGGTGTCAAACTATTGTCAAAAATTCTTAATCTATTATTCGGATACAAACAAAACTGTCCGTTATCCAATTGAATTAGATTGTGAGACTTATGTTCTGCGGGATTTTCACTTGTTGCATAATCAACATAGTCTGGATCATGATGGTAATTGTCTATGGTACACACGTAGGATCCCCTCTGAGGTCCATGATCTCT